TGCGCGAGCTTGTTCAAAATCTCACCGTAATAAGAACCCTCGACCGGCGCGTCGAACGAGCACTCCATTTCCCTCGCGTATTCTTCCGCGCTCATGTCCTGGGTGAGTTCGAGCGCCTCGGCGTGGCTGAGCGCCTCCTCGCCGGTCATCGACAGCGGAATGATGAACATGTCCCAACGCGGGTCGCCCTCGACCTTCACCCTGAGCTGGTTGAAATGGTCGTCGCCGTTCGAGGTGCCGCTGACGATCGCCCAGCCGTGGTAGTCGGCCAAGCACGGTCTTACGACCGTCGAGAACACCGCCGAGTTGAGCAGGGGAAACTCGTCCAACGCAATCCCGTCAAAATACATGCCGCGCATGCGCTCGTAGGCCGCCGCCCCGCCATAGAGCTTGATCGTCGCCCCGGTCGGCAGGATGCAGTTGAGGTCGCCTTCGAGGTAGCGGGTTCCCGGGATCTCCTTGGTGTATTGCTTGAGGTAGGACCACACCAGGTCCTTGGCCTGCTCGAACGAGGGCCCGACATAGCCATACCGCGGCGGCGGCCATTTGCGCCCGTTGCGGCTCGCCGCGCGGATCAGCTGGTTGGCGATCGCCACGGTCTTGCCGGCGCGGCGGTGGCAGCACATGAACATCCAGCGCTTTTGGCTTAAATGCAGGGCGCGGAAGTGCTTGCGCGGCAGGTAGGGGACCAGGATCGCCTGGCCGTCAGACGCCGGCGACGAGGGCTCGTCCGCGAAGCTGACGCCCGCCCAGTCGATCATGCGTCGGCCAGAGCGGGAAAAACAAGCGGACGGCCACACTCCACGCACCTGGCCGCCGGGCGGGCCACGCGCTCACTCATCGGGAGGCTCCAGCCATTTCAGGGTAATAACCCCGGCGTTGGTGCGGGTAACCTCGACCGCCTGCGGGGCCTCATAGCCGCCGCCGAAGCCGCGCTTGCGCCCGGGAGCGGACCTGAGGAACTCCTTCGCGGCATAAAACCGATTCTGGAAGCTCATTTCGTCGTCGAGCGCCCCCTGCAGCACCGCGATCGCCTTGTCGACCCCCTGCTCAATCGCCTCGTCAATCACCCCTTTGAGCCTGGGCATCGCCTCGACCAGCCGCCTCAACCGCGCAGGATCCACCTCCAAGGCCTTGGCCGCCTCGGTGACGTTGCCATGGGCCTCAGCGAGGGCGCTTCGAGCCGCCTCCACGTCGAGGGGCGGCTCAACCGGGACGACTTCGGCGCTCATTCCGGCTCTCCGTTGAGGGCGGCACAGGCGACTCCTCTAGCGAGGGTGTGACTATTCCGCAGAGCGACAGTGCTTTGCTCCTCCCAAGGGGGCATATCTGCGATAGCCTTCAGCGCCTCTCCACGCTCGCGCCATGACGCGATAAGCGCCCGCGTGTCCGGGTCGTCAGGCCAGTATCTCTCAAGACGCCCCACCGTTTCCTCAATCTCGCTCACGCCGCAGACGCCGCCTTCCTCGCCTGCCGCCGAGCCTCATGTAGCCGACCCAATCGCGCACGCCGCTCCGAACGCTCCCGAACCAACTCTCCAACCTTCCCCTCCAATTCCTCAATCCGCTCCTTCAGTCCCCGCATAAGCAAAACCAACTCATTATCACCCGCCCGCCCCTCAACTCCCTTAATCCGCCCGTCCAAACTCGACAGCCACCCGCGAACCCAGTCCCGGAACTCGCTCTCCGTCATGACGCGGCGCGCCCCGCCGCCGCTTCCGCGAGCCTTTGCCTGTGGGCTTCCAATTGCGCCTTGACCTCGGACAGCGACTTCTTGCCAAAATTGGGCGTCCGCAGAAGCTCCTGGTCGCTCTTACAAACCAAATCGCTAACCGTCCTCACCCCATCGTACTTCAGCCCTCTCTCAGCCCGAACCGATAGGTAAAGCTCCTCAATCGGCGTCTTGTCATAAAGCTCAGATACCGAAACAACCGGGCCCCAGCGCGGATTAGCCAACACATCCTCAATCTTAGACAAACACCCACGCGCCGCCTCAACCAGCCCAATCAAGCTTAGTTGTACACGCCGAAGCTCATACAGATCAGCGTCGTCGTCCGTCACTCCCCACCACCCTTCTTCCGCCGATACCATACCGTCCGGCTTACCCCCTCAACCTCCCACGGGCGCTGCCCATCCTTCCGCGGCCGACCCTTCTTCTTCACCCGAACCTCAGCCTCCTTCAGCGCCTCCCGCGCTCGAGCCAGACGTTCCCGCGGAGCAACCCCCGCTTCCCGAACCTGCCGATATATCCCAGGCTGACCGCGCGAACGCATCTCCTCCAGACGCGGACCAAGATCCCGCCGATCGTTCTTAAAATCCCCGCCTGCCTGGGCCACCATGCTTTTCCGTCCCAAAGCCACTATTTTCCGTCCCAAAATCCCACATTAACCGTCCCACTTTCCGTCCCAACCGTCAATTTAAATCCCAGTCCTGCAACCTATTCCTGTAACTCACCCCAGTTTCACGTGAAACAGGTCCCCGAGCCACACCACCATGGGGCCCCCCCTTGGGGCACCCCATCCGACCGGGATGGGGGGGGGTAAAAAGATGTCGCCGCCAGAATTTTATCAACGATAACAATGTCTTAATGCCATTGTCGCGCGCGCGTGTCTCGAGCCGCTCGAGTGCAGCCAGCTGGCGTGCTCGCTATGTCACGCGAGTTTGGCGGAAAGGACTTCCGACCTTCGCAAGAGCTAAGCCATTGTGATTGCTTGGCTTATCGGCAGACGCGCGCCAGGGTTCCCACTTTCTTTCCCACGGGGAAGCAACCACAGTATAGCAAAGTACAGACGCACCAGCCCAACTTAGAGCTAAACAGCCAGCAATATCAACGGCTTACCAAATCAACGGCGCAAGTGTGAGGCTTAAAACGATCACCGAAATTTTGAACGGGCGCCCTTTTCTTGGTTTGGTCGGATTTCTGGGTGGCGTGGTTTTGCGTGGATTGCGGGTTTAGGCCCGAGGCCCGCGGTGTGCTGATTGCTGGGGTTTCTAGGTCTGCTTATAGTTTGGTTAGGGGAGAAGTTACGACCGAGAGCGGCCGCTTTGGCTCATGCTGGCGATCTGTTGGTGGGAAATAACCTGCCAGGCGCTCAGGCCGAGTTTTGAGCGGGCTCTTGTGGGCTTTGTTCGCCTAGCGTGCTGGCGCGTGGCAGTTGCCCGTCGCCTGGTTGTCCTTGGCCAGCGGTCGCCCTTTGGGGCGCATTTGCGCGCTCGAGCTCGGTTGCGACGGTTTGGCACGATTGGGCGAGCGCGTTCCAACGATCACGCTCACGATCGCTGATTTGGTCGTCGAAGGCTTTTCTTTCGCCTATGCGCTGCAATGTGGCGACCATGGCTTCTGGCTCGTTGCCCTCGAGCAACGTCGCCAGCTGCTGGCTAAGGCCTATTTTCTCTTGTTCTGTCAAGGGCATGGGCGCGATTATAAGCGCGCCAGCTTGGGCGTCAAATCACAATTGGAATCATTCTCGATTTCTTTCAGCCATCGGCGGGCCGCCTCCCGCCATGCCTAATGTTACCCGGCGCTTCTCTATCTCCGTCGCCAGCCATCCGAGATCCATCCACAACCTCTCAGCGATTGCGGTGAAGGTGTTCTCCTTGAGCCGGTCAATCTCATCGAGCATGCGCTCGCGTTCGTGGGCATCGACATGGCGACGGACCAAGAGGCCAACGCGCGTTGGTTTGAGGTTGAATTTCTCGGCCAGCGCCTTCTTGGTTATCCGGCCGCCGATTTCATCATAAAAGGCCAACATTTCATGTTCGCGCAAAGCTTTTCCCGCAAAAACTCACAGCCCGAGCGCCTTCGCCCTAAAGGATACCCCGGATCTTGCGGCGGATGGCGCCGCGCCTAAGCGCGCTGGCCTAATTGGCAACGCGACGGTTGACAATAGGACGCGGCGTCCTATTTTTCCACCTTACCGACTCGCAAAAGGCCTCACCCCGCAATGGTCCGCATCCACGTCACCGCCGCCGCCTACCACGCGATCGCCGCGAGCCTCGCCGGCGACAATGCCCTCAAGCCGCCCCAGGAAAGCGCCCAGGGCGGTTTCTTCCTCTGGCTGAGCTCATTGACCGTCAACCAGCTCATGGCCCTCAGAGGCCCTTCTGAGGGCTTCAGCGAGGTTATCCTGCGCCTGGCCGAAATGGAGGCCGCAGCGTGACGAGCAACAAAATCCCTCCCGGGCAGCTGGCCGCTCAGGCGCTGGCCAATCCCGCCCCCGATCGCCTCGACGAAATGGCCGGCTTGGTCGCGGAATTGATCAAAGCCTATCGGCGTTATCCAACCAAGGCGCTGCGCAACGCGCTGGTGCAGGCCATGAAAGACCTGAAGGAGGGTCTGGAAAATGAATAATTATTGGCGCCCCGACCGCATCGAGAAGCTGCTGCTTACGCTGCGGCGCGAGCCGTGACCCCCGCCGAGCTGCGCCAGGCGCGCCGCGCGCTCGGCATAACCGGGCTCGAGCTCGGCATCGCCCTCAACGTCTCCGACCGCACGGTGCGCGCCTGGGAAAGCGGCCGGCGCGACGGCAAGTCCTGCCCGATTCCGCGCTCGATGGCCGTCCTGGTGCGCCTCGCCCTAGTAAGCGCTTCAGTGCGGCGCGAACTTGGCATCGTCTCCGTCCCAGGCTTGAGCTGATGGCGCGCGCCATTAAAGACCACCTGCCCGCGGTCGGCGTCTCGTCCTTACGCGCCGCCGGCGCCATCACACTCGAGTCGATCTCGGTCAAAGTCACGTTCGGCGAGGGCCCCGACGCGCTTGAGCGCGAGGTCAAGGTCACCCATCGCCTGTTTCCCAACGGCGGCTCATGGTCGTTTTTCCTCTGCCCCGGCTGCTCACGCCGCGTGCGCACGCTCAGGCTCTACGACGGGCGCGTCGTCTGCACTCGATGCGACGGCCTCACCTGGACTTCCGCCAAGACACACGGGAAAAAAGACATCGAGCGGCTCATGGCGCGCCTCGAGCGCGCGAAGCACAGCCGCGGCCCCCTGGAGCGCTCGCTCAGGCGCGCCATCATCGTTGAGCGCCGCAAACGGCTGGGAATGCCTTCGTGAGAGAATTTACCGAAGCCGACACAAAGGTATTCAATGAACTATGGGCCGGAGCCGCCTTCGACATTCAAGCCGCCGTTCTGGACAAATGCAAGGATTGGGCCCCAGACGAGCAAAAAGCCATGGTTTACATGATCATCGAACAGTTGGCGAAACGGTATGGGATAATTGAAGGCGACGAGGACGAGGAACGCGAATGACCGGCTCAGCCCCGCATGGCTAGGCCAATCCCCGCCAGCTGCGCCGGCCTCAGTCTCAAGGCGATATACCTCGAGCTCGTGCGCATGGCCGGCAACGTCAGCGCCGCCGCGCGCCGCCTCGACGTCCCGGTTCACGACCTGCGCCTCATGACGCGCGCCCATCCCGAACTCATCGACGCCGCGCTCGAGGCCCAGGAACAGGCCCTCGACAAGGCCGAGCGCATCGTCATGGCCGCCCTCGACGGCGACGACATGACCAAGCGCCTCGAGGCGGCCAAGACCATCCTGCGCCTGAGCCCCGCGGCCAGGCGGCGCGGCTGGGGCCGCCCCAAACCGCAGGCGACGATTTCCGACGATCCCGCCGAGAGCCCTCCCCTTGCCATCAAATGGCGCGACTGAGGAGAAAGTGCTAAACTGGCAAGTCAGTCGCCGTGCAAAGGAGATTGACGCCAATGGCCACCCAGCCCCATCCAACGCCCCCCAAGCCCGCGCCCAGCCCCGCGCCCGCGCCGCCCCCCAAGCCCGACGAAGACCCAGCCGCCGCAGCGCCGCACGCGATCCCGCCGGAACCTCCCGTCGAAACGATCGCCGACGAGCAGCGCAAACGCTCGGCCGAGATCGAGGCCATGGGCATCGACGCCTGGAAGGCCAGCCAAGACACGCGAAGCGAAGCCGAGAAGCAACCGCAAGCCGTGCCAGGCGTCGCCCCGTCGGCGGCCGAGGAGGCGGGCTCCTGGAGCGGATCCACCCGCTCGACCCCCGAAGCGCGCAAAGCCCAGAACCGCACGGCGCCCTGATGCCCACGCCCGACATGAGCGACCCCGGCGCCGCAAACCAGGACTGGCTCAACCAGTTCCTGACCTGGATGAGCGGCGGCGGCCAGGGCGCTCCGCCCGGAGCGTTGCCTAACCCTGGCGCGAGCACGCCCTACGGGCCACGCAGCCAGGTCTGGCCCCCTGGCGCTAAAATTCCCGGTAATCAGATGCCGTGGACGAGCCCAGGCGCGCCGTCCATGGGCTACCCAGCGGCGCAAAGCCCGTTCCCGCCCGGGGCCCAGCCCGCCACGGCGCCAGACCCGACGGCCGTGCTACGGGCTGGCGGCACGCCTGTGCCGGGAGCGCTCGCCGGCGGCGGCGGGCCCGGCAATTCGCCCGCAGGAGTCGCTGGCGTGGGCGCGCCCGTGCCCTTCCCGCCGCCGCGGCCGGTCCCCACAGCGGTCGGCGCTTATCCTGGCTCGACCTCGTATCCGCAATACGGTTCGCCCGCCGCCCCAGCGATCGGCGCGCCGCCGCCCGTGGGCAATGACCAAGGCACGCCCAACCTCGGGGGTGGGGTTACTCAGGCGGCGCTGCCAACGGGCGCGCCAGGCTCCGCAGCTGCAGTCCCGCTGCCCTCGCGCCGCCCGGCAAACCTCGGCGCTGCGATCCCACCGACGGCTCGCGCCCAAGTCCCGAACCTCGGCTATTACAACCCGCGCTTCGACTTGCTGCCCGGGGGCTACAACGTCTCCGGAGGCGGCCGCACCCCCTACATCAGCGCGCTCAATCTCGGCTCGCTGTTCGGCGGGCGGGGGAACACCGCCGTCAACCCGAACGTGCCGGCGCCCGCAGCGCAGCCCGTCAGCAGCTCCAGCGCGCCCCCGATGACAACCAACGCGCCATGGGGCTACGGGCCCTTGCAGAAGGGCAGGGGCTGGCCGCAAGGGCCTGACTGGAACGACATCTACGCCGCGCGCTCGCGATCCGGATACCAGTGAGGCCAACAATGGCGACTCGAGGACGCAAGCTCCCTAAGCTCATGGAGACCGCGGTCAAGCGCATCAAGCAGTCGTCGCCCGGCGTGAACCCCTACGCCGTCGCAAGCGCCACCCTGCAGAAAAGCGGATCGCTCAAGCCTGGAACTAACAAGGCGACCAAGCAGGGCGTGAGCCGCGGCGCCAAGAGCCACGCCTGGCGTGAGGCCCATCCACCGAGGAGATGACCTCCACATTTTTCCCCTTTGCGCGGGCGTTGCCAACAAGGCAATATGCGCGGCTTATGGGGGACTTTGCCGGATGTCGGAATGGATTCGGGTTGGCGTTGAAGTCGCTCAGACGGCTACCCTCGTCGTCGTCGCGCTGGTGCTGGCGCGCGCGTTCCATCTGTTTCGCACCCAGTTCGTCGGCGCAGTCACCAGCCTGCAGGCGGCGCTCCGCAGTCTCGAGGCGCGCGTCGGCAAAATCGAGACGCGCCTGAACGGCAACGGCGCCTAACCCTTCGCCCCCCACACGCCGGGCGCGTTTCGGACGAGGACTTCGAGCGCGCGAATGCGCGACTGCAAGCCCTCGATCGTCGCGCCGAACCCGGCGTAATCGTTGCGCACTTCAGCGATCGCGGCCGCAGCGCGCCTAATTTCATTGCGCAAGAGCACAATGATGTACACCTGCCCGACCGCGGTAATCACCAGTCCAACCGTCTGAACCGCGTCAATGAACTGGTCGGGCCGCACATCGCCCACGAACACGTCAGTCAGTCTCGCTCATGTGATAGCGCAAGACGACCTCCCTGAGCTCCGAGCTGAGGTGGGCGGAATCGAGTCGGCGCACCTCGGCTGGCGACTGCCCGCCATCCTCGCACGACATCGCCCGAATCGCGTCGAGCTCCTGCACGGTGACGATGAGATCGGCGAGCGTGGGATATTCGATGGTGATGCGGGCGCGCCCGTTCTTGAGCAGCTTGAAGTCGCGCCGCTTCCCCTTCATCAGCGCCTGCCCGAGGCGGCTGAGCCACGCCATCATGACTGCGAACTCTTCATCGAGCGGGGTGTCATTGAGCGCCAGCGCGATTTGCAGCATGAGATTTTCTTTCTCTGTTGCCGTTCCCTCCCCCGGATACTGCAACCTACCCCTTGCATTGCCGCGTTGGCAACGATTTATCGTGACGGTTTTACGTCGCGCGACCTCTACAAATTTGTTAGCTTGTTTGTCAGCTTGACTCTCGCAAATCCGCCTTCGAAAGCGGCGGCGGCTGGCGGGTGACGCTGCGAAAAATCGCGTCAACGAAATAATCGCAGCACAGGCGCATCAGCTCGAGCTCCTTGTCGGCTTTCGCTTGGCTCATGAAGCCCTTGGCGATCCACTTCGGATAGACGCGCTGGCGAACCGCGAGCTCGCGCCGGCAGCACGCGAGCAGCGCGTTGAGATCAAACTCCTGGGCGTCCATTGGGCCCTTCCAGGAAGTCCTTGTACGTCTTGATCATGCCGATGCAGCACAGGCGCAGCTGCTTCAGGTGCATGATCATCGTCGCCTCATCGCCCCGGAAGGCCGCCTCGCCGATCGACCGCGCGTAGCTTGCCGCCTCGTCGGCCACCCGCTCGACCTCCTCGAAAACCTGATCGCGCAACATCAAGACCAGTTCGGGAGACGGCGGCGCGTCGTTCATTGACGGCGCGCATCAACCAGCGCTTGAGCCAACTGGGCGATCCGCCACCCCGGCACATTAGGCCCAACCCGCCATCTCAGAACGTCCTCGGCCTCTCGCATAGCCTCCGAGAGCGCCGCGTCGGTCCTGAACAGGTCGCCGGTCTTCGCCGCCTTGAACTTCGGTTTTCCCCGCATTCTTGGCCCCTCGCGCATAGGCTAATCTCCACCGTCGGCTTGGGCTCGTTTTTGTTCGCAGGCCATTTTTTTAATCGTAGAGTGCCGTCCCCCCATAGGCCCCCCTTACCCCCCCGTTCCGGAAACCAGAAAGGGAAGGCAGGGGGGCTATGGGCGCCCATCACGAGTTCCCCTAGGTGGCCTTCGATGGGAAAGGCCGGGGGAACCATTGGAAACCCCATACCGGGCCTCGCGGCGACCGGCGTCTGGCTGTCAAATCCAGCGGTCCGTGCCAGAAAGCCTTGCGGCTCACCCGCGTCGTCGCGCTGCCGCTAGGCAAGCCGAGCACGGCCATTAGGCGCGACTCTTCACGCACGTCTTCAAAGTGTTGAAGATTTCTGGTAAGGGGCTGGACGAGGAGCGTTGCCTGTTACCTCGCCCAGCCGTGGCCGTGAGTGGTCTTTAAGCCCGCTCACGCCACGTCTGTGGTCCTCCTCTCGTTGTCCGCGCCGCCGAATGGCGGTTCGCTAATCCAAACGCCTTCCGCGATGATCTCGTCCAGGCGCCGCCATGTGTCGTCGTTGGCCGCTAGCATGTCGTCGACGAGCGCGTCCGCGAGCCGTGCGAGCGCTTCGAGGTATTCGCGTTTGTTGAGATCGCCAGTCATCGGGCGCGCCCTAGCGGCCGATGTTGACGACCTTGTCCCCTTCGGGGCCCTCCGCGCCCCTGGTCCGCCGATGCTTGCGCGGGGGCGGATTGCGCTCCTCCTCGAGCGCCTGGACGGCGATCGCGACAATTTCTGCACTTGCGCCCGCGTCCATGAGCCTCTTGACGAGCTCGGCTATTGTCATCGCGTTGCTTCCTCGGGCGCCTCGTTGCCCCAGCTTGTCCAACCCGGCCTCGAGCGCCGCGCGAACATTTCCAGCTTCGGCAAATTGGGGAACATCATCTCGATCAGCTCGGCGAAGACGTCGGGCTTCCTCGAGTGCTCCTCGGCTCGAGCCTCTGCAGCGACCGACGGCCATTGCTCGCCAGGCGCGGGCGCCGGCACATGGCCTTTGACGCCGATCAGCAACAGCTCATGTTGATTGAGAAGCCAGTAGCCGGTGCCCGGCTTGTCCTTGATCCAGACGCAAGCTGTCTTGTATTCGAAGCCCCAGGCCGTCATCACCTCGACGGCCTCTGGCAACATCGGGTTTGTCGACCACAAGAACAGTACGCAGTCGTCGGCGGCCGGGATATCGAGCCTCTTGATCTCCTCGAGGCTCATCGTCGGGTAATGGTTGTCGGCCGCGCGATCCATGCCGGTTTCGCGCGACCACGGCTCGAACCGCCAGGGGGGATCGGCGTAGATCACGCCAAACCTCGCCGTGGGCAGCGCCATGATCGTTGCCCCGAGTTCGCGCTCGCGCTCGGCCCGCCGCTCCCGCTTGACCGCCATCCGCTCAGCGGCCGTCATGGCGACCACGGCGAGCGCCTCCTGCTTGACCGAACCCATTAGGAGCTGAAAGGCCTCGTCGCTCAGCGCAGCGCGTTTCTGCCAATGCGACGATTGCGTCTTGTTGATACCGAGGTCGTCGAGCTTGGGCGCTTCCCGTGGTCGCACGCTAAGACCACGGCGAAGCGTGTCCTTGCTCGTCAGACGTTCGCCGTTCTTCGCCATGTCGATTAAGAGCTGGCCCGCCTTGCGTTCAGCGATGAGGCGGATTTCGACCGCCTGGCAGAGAAGCTCGGCGTCCTTTGCCTGGCGCGCATAGTCCATGATGGCGGCCGCCCAGTCATGGACGTCCTTGACCTCCTCGACCCGAAGGGCCTCGGCCAGCGCCTGTCGGGCCGCGTCGTACTTGGCCAGCATCGTCACTGCAGGATCTCCGACAACCTGAGAAGGATGATGGAAAATCGCCCACCGTCGCCGACGCCGGTCCTATAGTCGCCGCAGCGATAAGCTTCGCGACATAGCTTTTTCAGCCGTTCGATCGGGAACATCAGGTAGACGAGTGTTTCGCCGTCGCGTTTGAGCTCGTGAACCCAAATATCGGCTTCGGTGACGGCAATGCCTGAGGGGCGGCCGCCCTGCTCAAACTCGATCGCGATTTTGCCCGTCTGCTCCCATTGCCAGTTCTCAGTCTTGAGCTCGATTTTCTCGAGCTTCGCGCCGCCGAATATTTCGCCGAGTCTGCGCTCGTTGATCAGCGCCGCCGAGAGCTGCAGATCGAACTTGCTGTCGCGGTTCTGGACGATCTCGTTCACGCCGCGGCCCTCCTGACGGCGCCCCATTGCTCGAGGATGGCGATCGGCTCGTCGCGGCCGACGGCGAAGGCGTGGCGCACGCAGATGCGGGCGCAGAGCAGGGCGAACTGGCGCTGGTCGTCGCTAATGACGCTGTCGTGGTCTTTCTTGAGCTCGATGAAGCCGGCCGGCAGGTTCGGCGCCAGGACGAGCAGGTCAGGAAGCCCCCTGGTGAGGCCTGGCTGGCCGTGGGCCATTGCATTGGGCACGGCGGCGACGAGGGTGTTGGGCAGGCCGAGCAGCCGCCAGTGCTGGATTACGCTTCTCTGAATAGCCGTTTCACCGGGGGCAGCGGGTTTCATTGTCGCATCTCCCGCTTATTGAGCTGTTGTTCGGATGCGGTCGCCCAACGACAATTGAGAGGCTCGTAATTTCCGTTAGTCTCAATGCGGTCTATGCTGTGCGATAAGCTCGGGCGCGCGCCCATATCTTCTAAGAACGCTTCAAACGACCCCCAGCGTTCGCAAACTTTAATGCCTCTGCCCCCGTAGTGCTCAAAACTTCTCGTTTTAGGCGAGGAACAGCGCTGATGCATCGCACGCCAAGAAAGATACTCAGGGCTGCGATTGCGCCCCACCGTGTGTCCATGCGTGCGGTTCTGGTGGCCTTGTTGGGCGATGCGCTCGCGGTTTTTGCAGCCACACGATTGGGAATGTCCGCAGATCAAGTCCCCGGTCGCAATTAGCGCTGTTCCCCCGCAAGAACATTGGCAGATCCATCTTGTGTTCCCGCGGTCCGTTGGAGTCCCGAGCGCTACGGGCGTCAGACGACCGAATGCAAACCCAGCCAGATGGTGAAAAGGCTTGCCGTTACGTGCAACTGAGACCGGCCATTGAAATTCAAACGGCGCGGGCGCGCCATGTCGCCGCCGGCCCATCAGTCAGGCCGCGGGTTGCTGCTGCTCGGCCTCCTCGGCCGGCCAGTCGAGAAAGAGCTCCATATTCCCGTAGGGGCCGAGCGCCTGCACCCAGCGCTTCATGAGCGCGAGCGTCGGGTCGCGCTGGCCCTTCTCGATCTTGAAGACGGTTTCCTTCGAAACGCCAACGATTGCCGCGAGTTCGCGTCGTTCAAGCCTGAGCAGCTTGCGGGCGCGAATGAGATGGATTCGCTCTCGTCCGTGATAGCGCGGTTCGCGTGTTTCCAAGACATCAGCCGGGTCCATGATCCTGAAATTGCTATTTTGGCACCAAGCCGTCAAGGGCCTTGGCGAGGCCTTGGCGGAACCTGTGGATAACGCAAACGCTTGACGTCCGCCGCGGGTATGTAATAGCATTGCCTATATGGCAACTATTCCGACCTCTTCGCACGACCAGCCCTACCGTCACTATCTGCGCGAGTGGCGCGAGCACCGCGGCCTTCTGCAGGAGGATCTGGCGAAGCTCACCGGCATTTCCAAATCGGTCATTTCTCGTTACGAAACGGGCGACCGTCGCATCCATTTGGAGGCGCAATTTCGCCTGATGCGGGCACTCGCAATTATGCCCGCACAATTTTTCAGCCCGCCCACAACCCCCTCGCTCGACGCCATGGCGTCCGCTGTGTCGCCGGCAGAACGCATTCGAATTGCTAATATCGTGAAGGCCTTTGTGGACCAGGGCGGAGAGGAGTCATCCACAGGCTCATAAAAATTTTCCGCGCCTAGTTGACGCGTGTTGCCAAAACGGCAACCATGTGGGGCATGAGCAACCCCGCCATTGTGGCGGATGACGCCGCCTCGCCGACGTCGCCGCCTGTCCCGGAGGAGATCACGGCGCCAACCCCCCCGGCGGCGCCCTCCTCCGGGACGCCCGATCTCAGCCCGGGCCCCCTAACCTTTGTCCCAGCTGCTGATCCCGTCCTCGCCCTTATTGAAAGGGCGGCTCGCGACGAAACGGTCAACGTCGAGAAGATGCAGCAATTGTTTGCCTTGCGCGAACGCCTGGAGGCCCAGCGCGCCTCGCTCATCTTCGCCGAGGCCTTCGCCGAGCTCGGGCCCGATCTGCCGATCATCGACCGCAGGGGCCGCATCGTCGTCTTCTCCAAGGCCGATCGCGAAAAGGCCGGCGGCGTGCCTGAGGGCGCCCGACCGATCCAACAGACGCCCTACGCCACGCTCGACGACATCCTCGAAGCCTTGCGCGCGCCGCTCGCCGCCCACGGCTTCTCGCTGCGCTTCGAGCATGAGACGACGCAAGACAACCGCCTCGTCACCACCGCGGTCCTGCGCCATCGCGGCGGCCATCAAGAGCGCGCCACCACGCCTCCGCTGCAGCACGATTCCACCGGGTCGAAAAACCCCGTCCAGGCGATCGGCTCGGCGCTTAGCTATGGCCGCCGCTACTCGCTGATGGCGGTCCTACCGATCGTCAGCCACGCGCCCCAGGACGCCGACGACGACGGAAAGGCGGCCGGCGACGCGCCGATCGACGTCGACCAGATCTCGTTCATCGAGCAGCAGCTGCGCGACACCGAGAGCGACGTCGAGAAGTTCCTTGTCACCATCGGCGCGTCCGCAGTCTCGGCGATGACGCTCGCGCAATTTAAGCGCGGCGTCGCGCTGCTCAGCGAGAAGAAGCGGCGCGCGGCGAAGGCCAAGCCATGAACGACGAGCTCGCCCCCCAAGACACGGCCGAATGGATTGCGGCGCGCGTCGGCAGTCTCGGCGCATCAAAGATTGGCGACGCGCTCTCGCGTCTCAAGCGCACCGGCGACCGCACCAAGGCCGCGCTCGACCTCATGTACGAGCTCGCCGCCGAGCGCCTGACCGGCCAGCCTGCGCGGCGCGTCAATCCCATGCAATGGGGCATCGACCACGAGGACGAGGCGCGCGCGGCTTACGCCTTCCTGACCAACGAACCAGTCGTCCGCGTCGGCCTCATCCCGCACCCGACGATTCCGCACGCCCATGCGTCGCCCGACAGCCTGGTAGGCGAGGACGGCGGACTCGAGATCAAATGTCCGACGTCATCGACCCACCTGCAGACGCTCCTCGCCGACGCCGTGCCCGAGGACCACCTGCCGCAAGCCTACTGGGGCATGGCCTGCACCGGCCGCGCCTTCTGGGATTTTGTAAGTTATGACCCAAGGTTTCCCCCGGGGCTGCAGTTCTTCGTCAAGCGCATCGAGCGCAACGAAGAGGCGATCGCGACCATGGAATATGAGGCTCGCGTCTTCCTGGTCGACATTGAGGCGAAGCTCGCCGCGCTCGCTGAACGCTACGCATGGGAAGCAGCGTGAGAGGCTACGACGCCTGGAAAACGAGGTCTAATCTCGATGACTGGGCCGCACAAAACCACCGCGAATGGATAGACGGGCCGCCCGAGCCGGAGGAGGAGCCAATGCCCGAAGAGCGCAAGGACCGCGTCTTGGCCTACGTCAACGGCCGGCTGATGCCGACGACGATGAACCTGCAAAAACTCGCCAAAGCCTTGGACACCACGCCCGAAGCCTTGCTGGCCGACACTTACGAGAATGCAAGCGTCACCATGATCGACGACAGTCCCCCCGAAGAGCGCAGGGCCGACATCGAGGGCAAGCTCGTCGAGCTCGAACATGAGATCGCGCTCGCCGTCCGCCAGGGCGTGATGAAGGACAAGCACACCTGGATGGCGACCTTTCCCGCCCTCAGCACGCCAGGCAAGCCTGAGGAGGGATGGATCGCGGTGCTCACCATGGGCAAGGTATGAGGATCAAACGCCTCGTCACAGCAGTGAGCCGCGCCGAGCTCGTGCGCGCGGTCGAGGGCGCGGAGCTCTTCTCGAGGTTCCTGCTGCAGGGGCCGAAACGAACGTTGCCGCAAAACGCCTTGATGTGGCGCTTGCTCAGCTGCTTCGCCGACCAGGTCGAGCACTTCGGCAGGAAGTATGACGAGGAGGCGTGGAAGTGCATCGGCCTGAAGGCGCTGGGCCGGTCGATGGAGTTCATACCGGGCTTCGACGGCGAGATCGTTGGGCTCGGTTATCGCTCAAGCGAGCTCGACAAGGTCGAAATGTCGGATCTGATCGAAGTGCTCTACTCGGAAGGCGCACGCCTGGGCATCGACTTTCACGACGACGGGAGGGCGGCATGAGTAAGACAGTTGAATTAGACATTCCCCTCACTGCTGCGGAACGTGCGGAACGTGCGGAACGGCTCGCCCATCAAGTCGCCGTGGACTCAATCGTCACCACGGCGCTTACCCGCTTGATCAAGCAAATTGTCGAGACGCTTGCAGAGCAGCAGTCTGCCAACATTGAGGCCATGCGCGGCAAGTGCGAGACGATCGCCCGCAAGAGGGCTGACAACCATTTCCGCGCCGAAAGCCCTATTGATGACGAAGAAAGTTTCCTGCACCGGGAAATCGGGAACGCCTTGACGGACGTCGTAGACGCCATCGCCGCGCTCAAGAGGGCCCCATGAGAACGCGCCGACGGCGCGAGTTCACCACCGCCGACGTCGTGGCGATCGTCCAGCGCGCGACTGACGAGGACTGGAAAGTCCGATGCGAGCGCTGCGGAGCTTGGTGCAAATCGCCCAAGGATCGTCAGATCGACCACGTCATCCCAGAGGCGATGCGCCCGCTGGCTGATATGGCGTGCAGGCTTCGGCCGGCGGACGGTCGCCTGCTTTGTCTTGCATGTCACGCCGACAAGACGCCGCGCGACATGGGCGACATCGCCGAAGCCAAGCGGCGCGAGGCCTATGCGCTCGGGGTCGAGCGGCCGGGCAAACGCAAGCTCTGGGTGCTCGAGCGCAAGCCGAAGCCGCCGCTCGCAGTCGCCCCGGGCCCGGTGGGCATGGCGAGGAGGTATCGATGACGAAACGTCACGTTTGCTGGTTTTGCGGGGAAGACATGGGCGAATTTGATCGCCGCTATTGCGACAGCGGGCACACTTGCGGGAAGCCCGAATGCGAACGTGCTGCCCGTGACGCTGAGCAGCAAGAGCGCGAAGAAGCCCACGAACAGCTTGATCGGGATAGGGGCTGGCGGTGAGCCGTGCCCTTTTGGCCCTCATGTTCATTTGCACAGCCGACCCGGCGCATGCCTGCCATCGGTTCCACACGTGGCGGTTCCCTTTCCCACAGCGCTGCGACGTTCGGCTTTTCAGGCCTTCGCCCGCGCCCGCGCCGATCTTTGATGAACAGGCCGCGCGCGCCAAGGCGGTCGAAGCGCTCAAGCTCGAACTCGGAGGCTTGCCTCAATGAATAGGCTGCAAGCGGCGATGAACAACGCCGACCTCAATGAGATCGAGGCTGTCGCCGACGAAGTTGGGCGCGAGGCGGTGCGCGTGGCGATTGCTGCCCCCGACGCCGGCAAGGCCGAGGCCGAGGCGCAGCGCCAGCGCGACCTCGACGCGGCACTCGCAGACAGCATTGAGGTGGTCGCGCGCCAGCGCGCCAGGCTTGGGCGGCGCATTTGCAGTCGGCATGACGGCGAGCAGGTGAGGCGTATCTTCGAGCTCCTGCGCGGGCTCATGGACGCCGGCGCCGACCAGGATGCGAGTTTCCAATGAGACCGCTGACAATGAACCAGGCGGCGGACGAGCTCGGCGTTTCGCGCCGTTGGCTCCAGGATTTTATTTCGACGATACCTCCCTGTCATTTACAAGCGGGGAGAAAGAAGCTTTTTGATCCCTATGCAATCAACACGATTCGAGAGGCCATGCGATGCCGTACAAGCTCATCCCCCCGTCAGCGGATCGGCGCACGCCATACTTTTCCGTCAGGGGCTCAGAGCACGGAATCCCCCTCAACAGAAGCACTCAAACTGCTGACCGCAGGGAAGCGCAAGCTATCCTCAAACGATGGCGCGCCGAGGCGAAACGTCGTTCCGTTCTCGCCCCCGAGGAACCAAGCCTGACTTTCGGGAAGATCGCGCTCTCATATATTCAGGCTAACCATTCACAGCGCTTTCTTGAACCGATTGTGCGCCACTTCCGTGAGACCCCGATCGAGGCCATTGGGCAGGCGGAAATCGATGCGGCGGCGATCGCCCTTTATCCCAACGCAACGCCAGCCACGCGCAATCGTCAGGTCTACTCACCTGTCTCTGCAATTCTGCGGCACGCCGGCGTCGTCATCGTGCTTAAGAGGCCCCAAGGCGCCCATGGCGGGCGTCGGGTGCAATGGCTTAGGCCTGAACAAGCTTTTGCGTTCCTAGCGGCCGCCAAGGGCTTACATGAGCGTTTCGGCGCGCTGCTCACGTTTCTGCTCTATTGCGGGCCGCGCTTGAGCGAAGCTTTGCGCCTCGAGTGGAGCGACATCGATTTCGAGCGGGCGCTAGCGACGATCGGCAAGACAAAGAACGGCGATCCGCTCACGGTGCACATGAACCCTGAGGTCGTGGCGACGCTCGCCAATTTGCCCCGCGATAAGGCGAAGGTTTTTTGTCTCACTAAATCCGGGCGGCTCTACCTTCTTTGGGCTGAGACAGAGCGGCGCGCAGGGCTGGCGCTTCCGCCGCGATCCGCGTTCCACATCCTGCGCCACACCCATGCGACGTGGCGGCGTCTCTATGCCGGGGCTGACACAGCGGCTTTGGTTGCAACGGGCCTATGGAAGTCGCGGACATCCGCAGCCCGTTACGAACACGTCGATGCTGCAGACGAGTCGCGCAAGGCTGATTTGCTGCCAATGCAGCGACGCTGAGTCGTGGACTTTTCGTGGACAAATCAAAAAAGCATGCAAGATCAACGGCCCGTCCTCCCTTGGTAAGGGAGAGGCCGAGAGTTCAATCCTCTCCTGCAGCACCACTGTAAAAGATTGATCTTGCTGATATTTCAGGTCTGCTGGGGGCCCCGGCTATTTGGCACGGAAAGGCGAACAAAAGCACAACATGGAACGTGGACTCGTGGACTTTTCGTGGACTCTTTGAAGCCACGTTCACGTTGTGTCCAAACAGGGTTGGGCGCTGGCCTTAAGGGATATCACGGCGGTTCAGGGCCGTAGACATCGGGCCGTAATCGATACCGCGACACGCCGGTCAATCGCTCGATCTCCAGCACCCGTAAGGCAGGGGCGCGGTCCCACCGTAAGATCGCCGTATGGCCAATGCCCAACTGACGGCTCAGCGCGCGCAGGCCGCCAGCTTGCAGGATGGCCTCCTGAAGCGCTTG